GAACGGTTCGTATTTCCCGATGAGGTTCTTCCGAGAGGCAACGCACTCTAAAATAAATAAGAGGAGTTCCTAGAACTCCTTTTTTTATGCTCCTCATCCTCCTAGCATTCCAACTCTTCGGAGTATTCCTCTTTCTAATGTCCCTACTATGATATCCTCCACCACTCCATATAAGCTTGTAGAGATTATTCACGATACTTGGCCCAACCTTTACAGACCGATTAAAAGGGAGTATAATAGTGAAAGAACTCAAAATCAAAATGATAGAAAGGATTAACGAACTCATCGCAGAACTTGGATGGGAACCAACTGATGAGATTGTGGTGCAAGTCGGTGGTGTTGCCGCAACGGGAACCAAGACAGTCGCAACATCAAATCCAAAGTGGTCTAAACCTTATGGTAGTGTAACCTATCAGAAAGATGCCTTTATCGTTATTAAGAATGAAACTCGTAGTCCTGTAATTCCTTCGCAACCTAATAATGAACAAGTATAATACTGAAGATTACTTTTCTGTCATTGAGACTAAGACTGGTAGAAAAATTTTAGATTGTGGTGAGGAACAAGACGCTATTGCCATGGTTGCTTTTGATCCTGTCAATAGAAGTTATATGAGAAATAAGTTTCTAATGGGACAGGTGATTGATATTGAAATGCCCAAAGCACTTCCAACTACAAATATTGCCGTATCTAATGTTCAAGAGAATGAATGTGTCTCTCTTTATAAACAACTTGAAGATAATGGAGAACTAAAACTACCAGAAAGTAAATTGGAGAAGTTTGTTGTATGAAAGACGAAGATCAATTTTTTAAAGAATTAATTGATAGACTTCAACATATAGAACAACTATCCAGAAAGAATGCTAATTCTCTAAGTGATCTTAAATATTCAAATGGTATAAAAAGATCAATGGATATTATTGCAGAACTTAGAGATAAGTATAAATAAAATTTCAGAAACATGCACAATATGAATTGGAAAAATTAGGAAGACATTACATTTTAGAACTTTGTAGTGCAAATGAAGACTATTTAAATAATAAAGAATATATTTTAACATCATTAAGAGAAGCAATTAAAGTTGCAAACGCTACATTACTTGAGGAAATTGCAGTCGAATTTACTCCACAAGGTATTACTGCAGTATGTTTACTTTCAGAATCTCATATGAGTATTCATACTTGGCCAGAAAAAGAATATGCTGCAGTGGATGTTTTTACTTGTGGTGATCATACAACTCCAAATCTAGCATGTGACTTTTTAGTCGATGCATTTCAATCTAAAATACATAAATTACAATTAATTGAAAGAGGTATCTAATGGGAAATTTTGCTGTCTATTCTAAGGATGGATGTCCATATTGTGTCAAAGTAAAAGAAATTTTTGAAATGACAGGACAAAACTTTAGGGAATATAAATTGGGAGTTGACTTTACAAGAGAAGAGTTCTATAATCAGTTCGGTGCAGGATCTACTTTTCCTAGAGTAGTTCTAAATGATAAATTAATTGGAGGTTGTACCGAAACTGTAAAATGGTTGCAAGAACAAAAGGTGGTATGATGACTGTTTGTAACGAAATAATTGACATGTTAAATCATGTAATTGATGATGTTATTATAAACAGAAAATTTACGTTTGATTTCTATCATTATCTTGAGGGAGAAAATATTTCAAGAAAAGATATTGAAGAATTTAATACTTGTAGTTTCATTCACACTATTCAATTTCAAATTGATGAATTTGGTGACTTTTTAAAAGGAGGTGATAATTTCCTTAGGGAAGCATATCCTGGATATTCCAAACCTGAAATTCGTAGAATGAAAGAATATCTTGAAGGACTAATTAATGCTGCATCTGAATATGAAAAATCAAAAAAAACTAGAAAACCCCGCAAGAAAAGAAAAACTTCCTCTAAATAGAGGAGTAGAGTTACTTCTTAGAAAAAAGAAGGAACTAAAACATAATATTATATTATTCAAATTTGGAAAACTACTTAATCTTGTTAAACGGGAGATAACAGTATACTTTGAATTTTCTCTTGATGTAAGAAAACCAAATCAAAAGGAGAACTAGAATGGATTACACCTCAGTTATTCTAACCTTTAGTATAATGTTTTCTATTTTGTTTTTTATGATGGGTGGAATAGTAGTTTTAGTTGCAAAAGATATTTTTATTGAAAAAATTAAAATTAGTACCCATCCAGAAATGTATGATGAAAACGGCAATCTTATAGATAATACATTGATTGCCTTCAACTTTGATAACTATTATGATGATGAATCTGAAAACGAAGAATAAATTTTATTTAACCTGACATGACTAAATTACCAACCAATCCCCTGATTTCTGAAATTCTACAGAAAGCACATAACGCAAAAACAAAAGAAGAGAAGGCGACTATTCTCCGAGAGAATGAGACTCCTGCTCTTAAAAAACTTCTTATTTGGAATTTTGATAATTCTATCAGGAGTTGTCTACCCGAGGGTGATGTTCCTTATACACCCAATGATGCTCCTGCGGGAACAGAACATACTCGTTTAGATCATGAACATCGTTTGTTTTATAACTTCGTGGAAGGTGGAAACAATGATCTTTCTAGTAGCAAAAAAGAAATGATGTTTCTTCAGATGCTTGAAGGACTTCATGAATCCGAAGCAGAATTATTGTGTTTAGTAAAGGATAAAAATCTTGGAAAAAAATATAGAATTACTCAGAATGTCGTCTCCGAAGCCTTCCCAGCAATCGAATGGGGAAACAGAACCTAAATCAAAAAAGTCTTGTTGGACTCCATCTGATTTAGAAAATTTTAAAAAATATGGACTTTTTATGATTCATGAGAATTGTGATAAGTCTCTTGCGAACAATAAATCTTTACCTCTCAATTCTCATATTGTAACTTATGAGTATCAAGGTATAATCTGTTATGACATTGTTCAATCAAATGCTAAAGTAAAAATCTTTGACTGTTATTATGACAAACTCGGAAATGGAAACTCAATCAAATCAATCAAGTGGACAGACGGAAGAGTTAATCCAAAATCCTACGGATACACAAAACCCGAACGTAAAAAAAGGTGATATTAATGTTGATGTTGATTTAGATCAACTACAACCTATCATGAAACGTTATAAAAAACTGAAGAAGTATATGAAATCCTCTCTTTATCAAATAAAGAAAATGGATGGAACTGAGAAGATTGTAAATGGACTAATGAATAAATACTACAAGGAAGAATATTAGTAGGTAAATGAAAACTTTTAATCAATTTCTGACTGAATCAGAAAATTCTATGCCACTTGACTTGACTGAGGCAGTTGAGTGGTTTAGTATTTTTGATGAGGATCTAACTGAAGAAGAGCAGATAGAAGTTCTTGAAGAATTATCGGAACAAGATCTTGAAAATCTTTCTTGGTTGAAAGTTTATATTTCAGAAGTAATTGCAAATAAAATATCTCCCTTTACCAGATCTCAAGCAGTTAAGAAATTAGGTACTAATAAAAGAGTTCCTTTTCAAAGACCAACTTCACAACCTGCAGCAAGTGCTCAAGGTTCAACTACAACTCCACAACCTGCAGGTGGTGTTAATAAAAGAGTTCCATTCCAAAGACCAACTTCGCAACCTGCAGCAAGTGGATCTTCAACTATTTCACCATCTCAAGCATCAACCGCAGGAGCACCAGCATCTACTCCTGGATTGCGTCAGTCAGTAAAAAATCTTGGAACCTCTGTCTCATCCAGAGTAAAGGGAGCTGCTGGTTCTTATGTTAAAAATGTAAGAGATCCTCTTGCATCAAAAATTAATACCCCATTTGTAAAAGCAGGACAAAAGATCACTCAAACTGCTGCTAAAGTTCCTGGTGGATCTGCAACATTGAAAGGTCTTGGAGCAGTTGGAAAATTTGCTTCAAAGGCATCTGTGCCTGTTGATGCTGCATTGAATGTTGCAAATAGAAAAATGTCAGGACAATCTTGGAAGAGATCTATTGCGGGTGGTGCTGTGGAAACAGGTGGTGGTCTTGCTGGTGCTGCTGCAGGTGCTGCACTTGGTACAGCAATTCTTCCTGGTGCTGGTACTGTCGTAGGTGGAGTTGCTGGTTACATGGCAGGTTCTGGTGTTGCTGGTAAGGCATTTGATACTGCTGCTGATACTGCTGCTGGTGCAACTCCACAACAGAAGAAAGCAATGGCAACATCAAATCGTCAGAAACAAGCAGGTAGTGGACTGGTAGGAACTGGTGGTCCAACAAAAGTTAATACCAAAAAGAATACAATTACTACTGGTGGTAAGACTGTTGCACTTCCTAAGATGCAAGTAAATCCATCCACAGGTAAAGCAGGATACCTTGCTTATAAAGGTGGTCAGGCAACTTATAAGACTGCTGCAGATCCTTCAACTCTTGCTAAAACTTCTAGCAATCCCTTAGAAAGAATTGGTAGATCAATAAATCCTGGTGCTTATGCTAAGCAAGATACTGCAGCAAAAGCATCACAACTGAAGAAAGCACAAGCAGGAACAGCATCTTATAAGAAGTCATTAGGTGTTAAATAACTATAAATACTAAAAAAGGATTATCAGTGATTTAAAGGAGGATTGACATCCTCCTTTTTTTTGTCTATAATGTTTGAAGAAACTCACTACTGAATGGACAAAGAACGATTGAAATTGATTGTTCACAATCTTGAATTGCTTGTGAATAATCTAAAAGAAGAAATTGGTTCTGATGAGATTTCTCAATTGAACTACGAAGAAATTGCACCTTATCTGAATGATTATGATGAGGTATTTGAAGATGAAGATGAGGACTTTAAATGAAACCAGAAGTTAAATTAATCTCAGTTACTCCAGATGCAGAAAAGCATATGGCATACTGTGCTCGTGTAAGTAATCCAAACAACCAAGAGAACGATAACTTCTCTGGACTACTTAAGTATTGTATTAAGCATCAGCATTGGAGCATCTTTGAACAGGCATCAATGACTGTTGAAATTAATACTACTCGTGGTATTGCAGCACAGATTTTGAGGCACAGGAGTTTTACATTCCAAGAGTTCTCTCAGAGGTATGCTGCAACTAATCTAATTACAGAAAAGATTCCTGTTCCTGATCTTCGTAGACAGGATACAAAGAACCGCCAGAACTCCACAGATGACTTGCCAGCCGATCTAAAACTTAAATTGCAGGAAGATATTCGTTTGCACTTTGAACAGGGCCAGAGACTCTATGAGAGACTACTGGAACATGAAGTTGCCAAGGAGTGTGCTAGGTTTGTATTGCCTCTGGCAACGCCAACTAGGATTTATATGACAGGTTCTTGTCGTTCTTGGATTCATTATATTCAATTAAGAACTTCTAATGGAACTCAACAAGAACATATGGATGTTGCTGAATCGATTCGTAAGATTTTTATTTGTGCATTTCCTACTGTTGCAGAAACACTTGGATGGATTTGTGAAGAATGTAATTGTTCAGAACTTATTCAACCATCATTGAGGATTGACTAATGAGTAACCAAGAAATAATTTCTCTTGCAAAAGAATGTGGATTGATTTATAATAATAATCATGATATTCTTGATTTTTATCAAAGACTTCGTTCACATTTAAAGAAAGAATTTGAAACTAAATACAACAACCAGGAATCCCTGGAGGAGAACTGAATGCCCCTATACCCTATAGTGAATAAAGTCACTGGCGAAAAAGAAGAACTGTCTATGACAGTTGATTCTTATACTCAGTGGAGAAAAGATAATCCTGATTGGGATAAGGATTGGAGTGCTGGTGTTGCTGGTGTCGGCGAAGTCGGTGATTGGCAAAACAAATTGAAGAAGTCTCATCCAGGTTGGAACGATGTTTTACGTCGTGCTCAAATGATGCCTGGATCAAACATAAAAACACTGTAGATTTATGCCAGCTAAAAGAAGAAAAGATTCGGGCCCAGTAGGCATTGGTATGAGTGCCAAACAAATGAGAAGAAAAAAACCAATCAATTCAGATTTTCTTTCTGACATTGAACCACTAACTGAAAATCAAAAGAAACTCTTTGCTGCTTATAAACAAGGTAAAAATTTATTTGCATATGGTGCTGCAGGAACTGGTAAAACTTTTATCACTCTCTACAATGCACTCAAAGAAGTTCTTGACGAAGTTACTCCATATGATAAAATTTATATTGTAAGATCTCTTGTTTCGACAAGAGAAATTGGTTTTCTTCCTGGAGATCATGAAGACAAATCTTCACTTTATCAAATTCCTTATAAGAATATGGTAAAGTATATGTTTGAAATGTCAAGTGATCAAGAGTTTGAAATGCTCTATGGAAATCTTAAAGCTCAAGAAACAATTAGTTTTTGGAGTACTTCTTTTATTCGTGGAACTACTTTTGATAGATCTATCATTATTGTGGATGAATGTCAAAATCTTAATTTCCATGAGTTAGATTCTATCATCACCCGTGTTGGTGAAGATTGTAAAATTATGTTCTGTGGTGATGCTACTCAAACTGACTTGATCAAAACAAATGAAAAAAATGGAATCATTGATTTCACTCGTATTCTTCAAGCAATGCCTGAATTTGAATGTGTCGAATTTGGTGTTGATGATATTGTAAGATCTGGCTTAGTTAAATCTTATATTGTAAATAAAATTAATTTAGGTTTCTAATGTTCAATCATGTTGATTTGAATCTCCCAAAACTTGAAAGGGAGACTATAGATGGTATTCGTTACTATAAAATTCCAAATAATGATGAACTGCTGAAACTTGTTTCGATTACTTCTGTAACGAGTCATAAGAGTCGGCAGTTCTTTGCTGAATGGAGAAAAAAAGTAGGGGAAGAAGAAGCAGATCGTATTACCAAAGATGCAACAAGTCGTGGTACTGATATGCATACTTTGACAGAATTTTATTTGAAGAATGAAAATTCTCCTTCTGATCTTCTTCCTTTGTCTGAGTTTCTTTTTAAGATTGCTATTCCAAAACTAGACAATATTGATAATATTCATGCACTTGAATCTTCAATGTATAGTAAAGTTCTTGGGGTTGCTGGTACTGTAGATTGTATTGCAGAATACAATGGTGAACTTGCAATCATTGATTTTAAAACATCAAAGAAACCAAAACCCAGACACTGGATTGAGGGGTATTTTGTTCAAGCTGCAGCATATGCCTGCATGTTGTATGAGTTGACTGGTTTAGTTGCTAAGAAACTTGTCATCATTATGGCTTGCGAAAATGGAGAATGTGTGGTATATGAAGAGTACGATAAGGAAAAATATATCCGTTTACTTATCCAGTACATTAAAGAATTTGTAAATGAAAAACTAGAAACCTATGGAAAATGAATTAATTAAAGAGTTAGAATCCAAATTTTTAAGTCAATCAAAGTTCTCAAATGACATTGAGGAATTAGTTAAAGAAAGTGGATTAACTTATATCGAATCTATTGTGACTTATTGTGATGAAAATATAATTGAAATTGAATCAGTATCTAAATTAATTTCAAAACCTTTAAAGGAAAGACTTAGATGTGAAGCAATGCAATTAAATTATCTAAAAAAAAGTTCTAGAGCTAAACTTCCTTTATGACACCTTTTGATGTTTATTGTTGTTATCTTGCGTTTAAAAATCATTTTAGTAAACCTAATTATGATTTCTTTAAATACCATGGTAAATCCAAAGCATCAGTAAATACATTTAATAAAAGGAAAGACAAATACTTTTTTGAAAAAATATCTCGACAAAAATCTGAAGAACAAATTCGTCAATATTTCCTTGCAAATTTTATAGAATGTTCTGATTCATCCAAACTTTGGATTGGTGAAATCATTTCTACTGGTGAGGAAAACCATACTAAATGGCAAAAAAGAATACAAAGTTTGAAATATATATTTACTAATGAAATTTCCAATCTTTTTGATGATTGCCATTTTGATAGTGTATTTGAAACTAAAGGCCAACATCCAATAGTTTTAAAAGAATATTTATCTGGAAGAATTTCATTAGAAACGTTTATAATATTGAATCAAATTTTGAAATTTTCAAAAAACTATGATAGAATACTGAATGATCCTATTTGGGAATCATGCAGTTTAAAGATTAAAAAATACACACCTTTTTTAAATCTCGACATTGACAATTATAAAAAATTACTTAAGGAGAAAATCTTAAATGACTGATCAACAACAACATCTTCAAAGTGTTCTTCAACAACAAAAAAACTTGAATGATCAACTTACTCAATTGAATGGACAATCCACTTCAATTCGAGATATGATTTTGAAACTTCAAGGTGTAGTTGAGTATCTTACTCAACTGGGAGTCACTCTTCCTCAACCAGAAGAAGTAATTCCCGATGAAGTCACTGAGGAAGATAAAGAAGAATTTCTAAAGAGAAGGGAAGAAAACCAGATTGACAGAAATCCAATTGAATAGTAGAATAAACAAGTACACACATCAAATACATCGAATACCGAAAATACAATGTCTTTCGCAAATCTTAAAAAACAATCCTCTTTGGGCAGTTTGACTGCTAAACTTGTTCAAGAGGTAGAAAAATTGAATAAAACTAGTTCCAGTGGCGATGATCGTCTTTGGAAAATTGAACGGGATAAATCTGGTAATGGTTATGCAGTAATTCGTTTTCTTCCAGCTCCTGATGGTGAAGATGATTCCTTCGTTCAAGTATGGAGTCACGCATTCCAAGGTACTGGTGGTTGGTATATTGAGAATTCTCTGACTACTCTTGGACGTAAAGATCCTGTGTCTGAGATGAATCGTGAACTGTGGAATAGTGGTAATAAGTCCGATCAAGATATTGTTCGTCAACGTAAAAGGAAACTTTCATACTATAGTAACATCTATGTTGTAAAGGATCCTGCACATCCTGAGAATGAAGGTAAAGTTTTTCTTTTCAAATATGGTAAGAAAATCTTTGAAAAGATTACCAGTGCTCTTCAACCTGAGTTTGAAGATGAAACTCCAGTAGATGCTTTCGATCTTTGGAAAGGTGCAAACTTTAAACTTAAGGTTCGTATGGCTGATGGTTATCCAAATTATGATAAATCAGAATTCGATTCTCCTTCTGTTCTTGGAAGTTTTGATGATGAAGAACTGGAAACTATCTGGAAGAAACAGTACTCACTGAAAGAGTTTGTTTCTGAGAGTAACTTCAAAACTTATGAACAACTTGAAACTCGTTTGAATTCAGTTTTGAATAAAAGGAATCAACCTGCTCCTCGGGATGAATCTTTTGATAATGAGGAAGAGGATTTGAAACCAGTCAAAACAGTTTCAAGTTCTCGATCTGTTGTTGAAGATAATGGTGATGATGATACCCTTAGTTATTTCCAAAGGTTAGCTGAAGAGTGATTTGAAAATCACTTTTTAATTTCAAAATGGCTGGAAAAGTTTTTCCGGCCATTTTTTATGCCACAGTTTTTTTAGTAGTTTTATTGATATATTGTGATGAATTTTCATACTTCATAATATTGCCCAAATTTTGAACAACAGTATTGAGAAATCTAGATTTTAATAAGTAAATATTTCTTTTATCTTCATTTAAACCTACTTCATAATCATAATTTGTGATTGGTGTTAAATCTGTTTTATCTAAAGTAATTAATGTGACTCCATCAAAATAAGAGAATGTATAATCATCATATGATTCATTATTGATAATTAGTCCATCTTTTCTAATCAATCTATTTCTTGAATCTCTAATTTCTGATGTTTCATAATGTTTTATTTGTGATCTTTCTGCAGTAGTGTACTTAGATTTTAGATAATTTTCAAATGATCTATTGTCAAGAGGCCATTCATCACGGACATTAATAATATTATTTGATAATAGAACAATCCAATCGTACTCGGAACTTCCGTAAATTTCATTTGCAACGTTATCTGGCCTATCATCACCTTTAATTGAATACTTATCAAAGTAAACAACTACGTTATAAATATCATCTCTAATTTTACCTCTTCTAAACAAATTTTTTACTTTTGCAGTATCAAATGAAGATCCTTGTTGTTGAAGTGATCTGTAAAGTAAATCTGGAACGTATTTGAAATATGCCATTTTTAGTAACCTACATCGTCTGTATCTGAAAATTCACTATAACTTTCATAAAATATGGGTGTTATTTCTTGAAAACTCAATTGAATTGTTGTTGATATTGGTTGAGATTCATCAGATATATCATCATAATAAGAATTCCAATATTGACTTGTGGAGTTATCAATATTAAATTGAGTTAATGCACAAGGTTTAAATTTATTTAACGATTTTATAGTTTTATTGCCACTTTTTCTTTTATATTCTAAGAAAAATACACTTGGAGTTGCAAGTAAAAATGTGGATTTTTTAGCTGCCATACTTTGTTTGAAGAACCTTACAATTTTTCTGATTATAATTGCTTCTGCACTAGTTCTAGGCGTCATTCTATAAGTGAATGAAAATTGTCTTAATCTCGGGCCTTTATATAATAACTCTGCATTTGGATTTGAAATATAACCAGTTGTTCTTGCTAAAAGTTCGTTTTCATCCACATTTAAATTGACTTGTTGTAAAGCTCTTGATACTCCATAAGCTGCTGCAAACTTACCAGCATCTGAATTCACTGCATTTTTTGCATCATTAAGTTGATCAAGAGTACTACCTAAAACGTTAGATGGATTTGTAATAGATCCTCCAATATCTGCCATTGCTCCTAATCCAACAGAAGATAATGGATTTAAATATGCATCTCCCCAATTACTTCCGTTTACATCAGTTACACCACCTGGCATAGGAAGAATTACTGTTCCAAGATCATTTGATATTCCTCTAAGTGTTGATTGTGTTATATTTTGATATCTACTATCCAATCCACCAGAAAGAATTCCAAGTCCTGTTCCTTGTCCTCCTCCAGATAAATTGGATGCATTTGGAGCATCATATTTAATTGCTTTAATTTGAAGATATTCTTGAATTTCTGTTAGAATATCTTTTGGATATGCCAAAGTACTTCCATTAAATGGATTTGGCTTTGATGTATTTGTTGTAGTTGGGGTTGATCCAGAAGCTGCCTGTTGGGCAGTTGAAGATACATTTTGTTGAGATACTAAACTTGCGTTATATAATTGAGAAGCATTACCAGAATAACTTGGAGTTACATTTGATCCAACTCTTCTTGCATAAGATGGATTTGTTTGACTCAAAGATGTTCTAAATGCACTAATTGTATTTGAGTTTGAAAGAATTGTTGATGCTGTAGAACTTGATGGATCTATAATTGATCCATTTACTTCAATTTCTCTAACTCTACCTACGGAATTATTTGAACTATTGGATTCGTATGTAACTGATACAGATCCAGTCACTCCAGAAATTCCTGTGGCATTAAATGATTGTAAAGAACTTGGTTGGGTTGCCATTAACTTTTATTTTCCCAGGCTTTGTTGGATTGAATGTAATTCTGATTAATACTGAAGAATTTTTCTGTTGGAAGATCTGATATATCCTCCCAATATTTTTCAGGAACTTTTTGGAAATTGCTGCACCCTCTTACATAATATGTTCTATAACAATCTCTAGGTATTGATGTTGCGTCTAGTTTATTTAGAAGAGATTTTGCTATAATTTTACGAATTTGTGGAGATGCATGATGAAGATTAACTCCTAAAATTGTTTCTCCTTGAATATCCATAATAAATGCAAGTGGATTGCGATCATATACCAAACTTTTTCTTGGTTTTTGTGGAGTATATCTAAAAAAATAAAGTTGTCCTACTGTCAATCCTTTAGTATCTCTAGTACTAGAATCAACTTTTTGAAATTTATTTAGAGAATCACTTAATTGTTTTGCATACCAATCTGGACTTTGATCTTTTTTTCCAGCTCTTTTTTTAATCTCTTGTGAAATACTCATACGCCTAAATCATCCTCTGTAAGGACTTTAAATTCCCACAATCTATTACCACAATATTCTTTTGCTGCTTCCCATTTTGATTGATTCTTTGCATATTCATAAACCTCATTAATCCAACTCTTTGTTCTTTTCTTTGGATTGACTTGTGGCCCTATGACTTGTTTTTTGGGTTTTATTTCAATTACAGATTCTTTAATTTTTTTGTCTTTATCAATGTATTTCATATAAAAATCTGGAAAATATCTTCTATATTTGCCTGTTGTTGGATCTTTATATGGAATACAAAACTCTTCAGAAGACCATTGTATAATATTTTCATTTAGATCAAGATATCTCATAAACTTCAACTCCCAAGAACTCCTGTAGATGATATTGGTTGGATCACCTTTATATTTTTTATAATTTACAGGACTATATTTTCCTTTGAGAGGTTGAGACATCTCTTATACATAGCAAAGGATATAAAAGCTTATTTATCTAATGTCTTTAGAAAGGAGCCCAGGAAAACTTAGATATAGTATTGACAGTGTTAAAAATATTTTTTCAAAAATATCTTTAACGCCAGAATTTAAAGTAACATTTGATGATCCTCCAAATGATAGATCAATTTCTTCTTATACTCTAATGCAACATCTTAAGGATGCTGGAGTATTGGGATTGACATCAGATGGTCAATTTAAAGAAAAACTTGAATTGTTATGTTTCAATACAAGTTTACCTGGATCTGCTTTTGATATGTATCAAGTTGTTGGAGATCGTCAAGGGCAATTTGAAATTTTTCCATCAACTAGAGATTTTGGTAGACAAATAACTTTAAATTTTTATGTTGATACTGAACATAAAGTTATTCGTTTTTTTGAAGAATGGATGAACTTTATGAATCCTTTAGTTTCTTCAGTTGGAAAGGTAGATTCTACGAATAATGGACAGAATCTTTCTAAATCACCGTTAAATTCAAATAACGTGACTAGAATGAGATACCCAAAATCATATAGATTTAATTTTCTAATTACAAAATTTGAAAAGGATGTTGGATATAATCAAACTGCAAGTGATTATCTTTCCTATGAATTTGTTGATGCTTTTCCTATCATCATTTCTCCAATGAAAGTATCTTATGGAACATCTGATAAATTGACTATTTCTGTAACCATGGCTTATCAAAGATATATAACTAGAAATAAACCAAGAGCTGTTTTTAATAATCTATGACATTACCTGTTATTTCTACACCAACTTATGAATTGGTTTTGCCTTCAAATAATAAAAAAATTAAGTATCGTCCATTTTTAGTTAAAGAAGAAAAAATTCTTCTTCTTGCAATGGAATCTGAAGATATTACTCAAATTAATAATGCAATTATTGATGTTCTTGAAAACTGCATTATTACAAAAGGAATTAAAGTAAATGAACTTCCAATTTTTGATATTGAATACCTATTTTTAAACATTAGAGGAAAATCCATTGGTGAGTCTATTGATCTCATTATCACTTGTGGTGATGATGGCAAAACTGAAGTTCCTTTGACAATTTATATTGATGAAATAGAAGTTAAAACAAGTGAGGATCACAATAGAGATATTCAATTGAGTGACAAAATGATCATGAGAATGAAATATCCTTCTTTTGAAAGATTTGTAAAAGATAACTTTAATAAAAATAGTAAAGAAGATCTTCTTGAGTTATCTTTTAAAATTATTTCTTCTTGTATGGAGATGGTAATTGATGGTGAAAATTGTTGGGCTGCACAAGATTATTCTGAGGAAGATCTTCTTAAATTCTTAGAACGATTGACACCACAACAATATAAAGATATTGAAAAATTCTTTGCGACAATGCCAAAACTTCGTTATGAAACAACAATTAAGAATCCAAATACTGAAAATGATAATTTTATAGTTTTGGAAGGGTTATCTGATTTTTTCGCTTAAGTATTGCAAGAGATACATTAGAAAATTACTTTCGGGTAAATTTCAATCTCATGCAATACCATAAATATTCATTAACAGAAGTTGAAAATATGTTGCCTTGGGAAAGAGAAATCTATCTTGAGTTGTTGAAAGAATACCTTGAAGAACAAAAACAAAAACAACAACAGTAATGTCAATTTCACCTAAATCTTTTTTTAATACTGATACTGCATCTATTCTTGCAAGTAATAATCAGAGAGATAGGGCTGATGCTAGATTAGATTCAAATTTTCAAATTCTTGGTTCAAGTATTATTAGATTGAGTTCAGAACTTGGTAATTTTTCTAAAAATATTATTTTTGGACAACAACAAGAAAACAAAATTTTAGACACTTATATTACCGAAATTCAATCAAAGAAAAAATTAGCTGAAATTGGAATTGGTGGCGTTGGAGATTCTTCATTGTCAGATATTACTCCAGCACCAGTTGGAGCTTTACAATCTAGTAATACTATTCCAAACATGAGTTTACTTGGTGGAGCTGCAGCTGGTGGTTTAACAGCAACAATTGCTGGATTATTATCTAGTACTGGAACTGATCCAGAAGTTCCTTCAGGTTCAGTTCCTAGTGGTAGTTTAGGAACCGAAAAGTTAGTATCTCTTGCAAAAAGTGCAGGATTTAATGATGAAGATTCTGCAACTATGGCTGCAATTGCTATGGCAGAATCTGGTGGAGTTTCAAGTAAAATAAATGATAATCCTAAGACGAATGATCTTTCTTATGGATTGTGGCAAATCAATATGATTGATAAATTAGGCCCAGAAAGAAGAAAACAATTTGGAATTAATAGTAACGAACAATTACTTGATCCAGCAACAAATATTAATGCTGCAAAAAAAGTAAAAAAACGTCAGGGTTTTAGTGCTTGGAGTGTTTATAAATCTGGTACATATAAACAATATTTACCTCAAGCACAAAAAGCAGTAGAAAAACTTAAAACTCAAAAATCTGTAACAAAAACTTCATCAAATCCACAATCATCTCAATCATCATCTATTTCATCAAATCCACAATCATCTCAATCATCATCTATTTCATCAAATCCACAATCATCTCAATCATCTGATGCACAAGTTATTAAGGTAAATAATTCATCTAAACTAGCTTCTGGAATAGTTCCATCACAAAATACACAAGAATTAGTTTCTTCTGTTAGTATTTCTCCAAATTCTGCAATTTCCAAACAAACTTCAGTTGCTGCTAGAAGTTCAACATCAGCAACTGCTCCACCAGGATCTGGGCATTGGTTATCTGAAATAGCCCGATTTAGTATGGGCATTTCAAACATGGGGTAACGTAATATGTCTTCAGAAACAATCGTTAAATTATCAAGAAAAGTAGAAAAATTAAATCCTGTTATTAAAAAAACGATTACAAATAATCAGAGATTTATTAAAAAATTTCTTCAATCTGAAAATAAAAACAATCAAGAATTGAAAGATATTTTATCCAGTATTGGAAATAATAGTTCTAAATCATCAAAAAATGGAGAAGTTTCTCCAGATATGATTCAAGCAGTTCAAGATCTTCAAAATAAAAATTTATATCAACAAAGTATTATTAAGACTTTAAGTCAAAAAATTGAAGACTTACAAGAAGAAAATGATTTAGCAACAAAATTTTTAAGTAAATTAGATAAAAAAACTATTCTTGCTGCTTTGGGTGGTGGTGCAGTTTTAGGTACAATGGGATCAGTTTTGGGATCTGTTTCTCCAGGAATGGAAGCTGAAGGTGGTGCAAAAGCGAGTCCATACATAACATCTGGATATGGATATCAAGAATGGAGAGGTAGAGAACATAAAGGTATTGACGTTGCTGGAGGCCCATGGCAATCTGGAGCTCCAATCTCAGTAATTAAACCAGGAAAAGTTATTGTTTCAACTGGAGATGGTGGAAGTGGATGGGGAAATCATGTTGTAATTCAACATGATGATGGAACCTATTCTCTATATGGGCATATGAATTCGTTAAATGTTAAAAATGGAGATAAGATTGAAAATAAATCTGGATCAGCAACAGTAATTGGAACAGTAGGAAGTACTGGACATGTAACTGGGCCTCATTTGCATTTTGAGTTGGGAAGTGGATGGAAGGGTGTAATTACTGGACATATGAATCCAACATCTTATATTGATTCTTATGTTCGTGCTGGAGGAAAAGTAAAAACAAAAGCAACTCCAAGTCAATTAACTACAAGTGTAAATAAAACAGATCCTTCTTCATTGAAATCTGAATATAAAACTAAGGAATCTAAAGAAATTTCTATGATTCAATCACCTTCTGGTAAAAATCAAATGATACCAATTTCTAGTAATAGTGATCAATCTTCATCTCAAAAATCTACTGATTTCCTATCAATACTTCAATTTAATAGTGTAGTATAATGTCCCAAAATTTTAAAGTCAAAACTCTTTCAATACAAACTGCAGATAAATTAGTCGATATTAGTCGTGGATTTGTGTCTTTGGATTACTATGAAGATATTACATCCCCTACTGTAATTTTTGATGTTGTTGTGATTGATGGTGATGGTGCAATTGCAGATCTACCAATCTTGGGTGGAGAATATTTCAATTTAAAAGTAGAAGCAACATATGAAGATTTAGAAACAATTTCCTTTACTGTTGATGATAATAACCCATTGTGCATTGTGAATATGCGTATTCTTCCAGATAATAATGTCAATCTTTATAGTTTTAGATTGGTTAGTGTAGAAATACTTGCAAATGAAACTACAAGAGTTGTGAATAGATATGATGCAAGTATTTCTTCATCTGTTGAAAACATTCTTACTGATAATGATTTAATTGGAACACAAAAAGAATTATTTGTCGAATCAACAAATAATTCATATTCTTTTATTGGTTGTTATAAAAGGCCTTTTGATATTATTAACTGGTTATGTCCCAAATCTGTTCCCTCAACTCTTTCATCTGGAGGATCTGATGAATCTGGATCAGCAGGATTTCTTTTTTATGAAAATAGAAAGGGATATTGCTTTAAAAGTATTGATAAAACTTTTGAAGATGCAACAAATCCAGTAACTTTAGTTCAAAGTCAAATTCCAGTTCCTAATTCATCTTCGGATTATTATAAAACTTTTTCTGATATTAACGTTACAGAAGGTAATGATGTTTTGAAAACTTTAAGAATGGGTGGATATGCACATAACTCAATTTTCTTAAATATGAAAACAATGAAATATGATGTTATAATATCAAAATTGTCTACTAAATATAATGACGGTGGTTTAACTCCATCATATGAATCATCAGAAACACCTACATTAAATGGTCTTGAAGATTATCCATCTAGATTAATGTATAGACTTTTAGATCCTGGAGTAATGGATAAAGATGGAAATGTAGTTCCTGATGAACAGTTAGCTAAATATCAAGCTAATTCTTATATGAGATATAATTTGTTATTTACAACTACCACAAAGATTACTCTTCCTTATAATATTACTTTATGTGCTGGTGATGTGGTTAAATTGCAAATTGCTAAAGCACAAAAAGGAAATCCACAATCTAAAGTTGATCAAAGTTTAGTAGATCAAAGATATATGATATCAAAAATACGTCATACTATTCAAGGTGATAATAATTTTAGTAGTCTTGAATTAGTTAGTGATTCCTATTCAATATCTAATACATAATATGGAACAAAAGAAAACAATAGATCAACATATTACTGATGATCTAATAGAACTAGATAATCCCATTGTTAATAGTCAACGTCGTCGTCATTTGGAAGATGAAGTTGAACAATTAGAAAGATATAAGAATAATCATCCAACAGATGATCATGATCCATCCCCATTAGAATTATATTGTGATGAAAATCCAGAAGCATTAGAGTGTAGAATATACGATGATTGAACAGTCTTTTTTTCAAAGTAATTTTTTAGGCAGAGATGGATTTAAATGGTGGATTGGACAAGTTGCTGATCCAGAATCTAGTGGATGGTCCAGAGCTGCTACTCTTGTAGAAAAAGAAGATTGTCAATATTATCGAGTTAAAGTTAGAATATTAGGATATCATCCAAGCAGAAATAAATTAGCAGATCAAGATTTACCTTTTGCTCATGTGTTAGTTCCTCTTGGACAAGGCACTGGAGTTAACAATATTGCAGAAAGTCATGATATTCAAGGTGGAGAAAGTGTATTAGGATTTTTTGCTGATGGAGATGATTGTCAACAACCAATAATTTTTGGTGCTTTTTATAGACAAAGAGATCAGACTGATGAAACCTTTGCAGAAGGTGAAGATGCAACATTTAATAGATTTTCTGGAAAAAAGAGTTTACCAGATACTGAACAAAATCATCTTTCAGAAAAGACGGATTCTTCTGGTGGAACTAATGTTGCAACAGGTGAATCTTCTACTCCTGCAACACCAACTCAACAACCACCAGGAATTCCATTAAATCCTACAAAAGCATTAGCGGCACACGCATTACTTTCAAATGTAACTGTAACTCCTCCAAATCCTTGTCAAAATAACGATATTTCAAGAATTCAAACCATCTTGGTTGATTTCATGAATCGTATGAAACAAATTCAATTTTTTCTAGATTCTTATGTTGATCCTATTTTAAATGAACTTGTAAATCTTGATGATGAAATTTTAAGATTTACCAAATTAATTCTTGGGGTAGTAAGTGGGCAAATAGCCAAACTTAGAGATTATTTGATGGCTCAAATTGGAAAAGCAATTGCTCCACTTTTGGCATCTTTATTTCCAAAATCTCAACAACCAGTTCTTGGACAAACCACAAAAACCATATTAGATTTAATTTTTTGTTTACTCGAACAACTTCTTCAATATTTGTTTGATATAATTAAACAACTTTTAACTGATTTATTGGATAATTTATTTGATATTGTTCAATGTACATTAGATAATTTTTTAGATGATATATTTATTGCAGTTAATGATTTTATTGGAAAAAATCTTACTCCACTATTAGAGGATATTAATTCAGTTTTTGGTGGAGCTTTAGGAAGTGTAACTAACATACTAAGTCAAGCTCTTGGATATGCAGGACTTGCTTTAAATTTGATTACCAATTGTAACTCTGATTGTCCAACCCCATCAACTTGGTCAGCTTCTGGTGGATTGACATTTAACTTTGGTGATGATTTTAATACTTTAATTGATCAATTAGGTGGTAGAGATTTTGGACCTTGTGATAATAGTTTAAATTGTCAGACTGGTATTTCTATTACTGGTGGAGGTGGTTCTGGTGCTTATGCTGAACCAATTGTTAGCGATGGACAAATTATTGGAGTTAATTTGATTGATAGTGGATTTGGATATCTTACTTTACCTAGTATTTCTATTCAAGATAATTGTGGTGGATATGGTGGAGAATTAATTCCAATTATTGATCCTGGTGATGGAGGAGTAATTGATGTCATAGTAGATGAACCTGGAGATGATTATCATGATGGTGGAACTAGAAATTCCTCTGGAATTTTTATGGGAGATTTATCTGGAGATACTGCAGAAAATGGAAGAACTGCTACATTTAAAGTATGTCTTAAGACTCAACCAACCAGAGATGTAATAGTAAATCTTACAGTTCAAGATTTGACAGAAGGAAGAATTGATAGATCTCAACTTACATTTACTAGGACTAATTGGAACGTCAAACAAACAGTTACTGTTACTGGAGTTGATGACAATATTTTTGATGGTGACATTACTTATACAATTAGGGCAGTATCTAGTTCTAGACAACCAATTTATAACTCTAGAACTGCTAATATTCAAGTTACCAATCTTGATAATGATGGCGGTAGTACAAGATGTACTAATAACTCAGATTGTCCTGAAGGATATATTTGTAGAAATGGAGTTTGTGTTCAGATTGATAATCCAACTCCTGAACCAATAGGACCAATAACTAAGTGTGGATTTATTGCTGGTATTCTTGTGAAAAAAATTGGTTATAATTATTCTTCAAGTGATACAGTAAGTGTTTATGATAGAGATGGAAATCTTGTTCCAGAAGTTAAAATTAATCTTGTTTTAGGTCCTAATAATTCAATTATTGCAGCAGAAATTACAGCTTCTGCAATCTTCTGCGGATATCTTCCAGAAATTAGAATAAATACTAAAACAGGATCTGGTGCTATTTTAAAACCAAGTCTCAAGTATCAAGGAATTACTCCGAAAGATCCAGAATCAGTTAAACAGATTTCTATTATTGATTGTATAAGTAAATAATGGCAAGAAAACCACAAAAATATTATAAAAACAGAGAAAGATTTCAAATTTTATCTGGTGAAAAAATTGCACCTCATGGTGAGGTTATGCATGGAATGTTAACAGGACAGTCTGATGGAACTGTTTGGTATAAAGGTGGACGAGAAGTTACTGTTGCCCAAGAAAGATCTTTAGAAATTCTTGGAACAAAATTAAATGTTACAGGAATTAATTCATACAGTACGTCAGCTTCAGAAAATGGAACTAATCCTGCTAAGTTGATTCGAGCTGAAAAAGGTGATATAATACTTGAAGCTCCACAAGGTAAAATTATACTTAGTGCTTCTCAAATTCAAATTACTGCAACTGGAGATCAAGTAATAGATAAAACTGGAAATGTTTTTATTAATGCAAATTCTTCTGTAAAAATTAATGCCCCATCTATTCAAGTAAAGGGTTCAAAAACAGCAATTAGTGGAAGTCATTCTGTTACCATAATAGGACAAAATTATTTGGATACAATTGCAGGATTTCATAATTCCACAGTTACTGGAGATGCTCTAAATCCGTGTGGAGGAATAATCACAAAAGCTTCTACAATTCTAGATACAATAAAATCGATTCTTTTATAATATGTCAAATACTTCCCAGTTACATGCAGATGTTTTAGTAGTTGGACAACAAACTGTTTTACCATCTCAATATTGTGGTGCTTCAGCTGCTTCGGCTTTAGGTGGAATTGGATTATTGTCTGGCCCAGTATTTTTTGGACAACCAACACCAGTTCAATTTGCTGCTGGTGCTCCAATGTCAGTTGTAAATATTGTTCCTTCTTTAAGTGTTCCTGCAGGAAATGCTTTAACGATTAGTTCTGATGGATTAGGTGCAGTTCCTTATCCAACTCAAGGTATAGTTGCAAACTCTGCAATTGGACATGTAATTGCTTCTACATTAGAGAGTGGAATTTTAATTAATCCTGCAAGTATAACTGTTTTGACTCCTACATTTAGTTTAATAACTAATGAAATTCATGTGGGATCAAAAACTCATACTGGAGCTGATACTCAAGCTGGCACTCATGCTCAAACAGGCGCTTCTGCAAAAACTGGAGCAAAATCTGATGTTGGGGTAAGATGTGAGGCTTCTGCTGCAGCTCAAGCTTCAACAGTTTCTGTAGCTTCTGAAATAACTTCCCCAACTACAGAAAGAAATTTTACTATTGCAACTAAAGCACTTGCACTTGCTGGTAAGGGATTTGATATTCCTCATCCAACAAAAAAAGATCATAGATTGAGATATATTTGTTTGGAAGGCCCAGAAGTTGGTGCATATATTCGTGGAACTTTGAAAGATTCAGATACTATTGAACTTCCAGATTATTGGAGAACTTTATGTAAACCAGAAACAATTACGGTGAATTTAACTCCAGTTGGAAGATATCAAGAATTATATGTTGAAGAAGCTACTCAATGGGGAACTAAAGTTAAAGTCAGGAATGCAGCAGGATCTTCAGTTCATTGTCATTATACGGTTTTTGCTGAAAGAATTACTCAAGATAATTTGAATGTAGAATATAAAGGCTTGACACCAGACGATTATCCAGGAGATAATAGTGAATATGCTTTAGGTGGTTGGGATTATGCAAGACACAAAGGAGAATCTAAATCATCAGATTTATGAGATTTTTCCAACTGTAATTTATCGTGGTGAAATAAAATGTCATGATGAATTTAAGGAGAAACATCTTGAAAATCTTTGTGAATATTGGCATTATGCTGAAGATCTTCCTAGAGAAGAATTAGAATCTCCAGAAAACTCTGGTAGATATTTTCTTCATCATGAAATAAATTATCAAAATTTTTTTAATTGTCTCGTAGATAATGTTCGTCAATATTTAAAAATAATGTGTGTTGATGAATCTATGATGAATGTTTATATTACAAAATCTTGGGTAAATATTCATAAGGAAAATCTTCCAAATATTAAAATTCATACTCACAATTGTAGTGATATTTCGTTTTGTTATTATTTAAATTGTGATGAAAATTCTGATAAACTTTGTTTTCATCAAATAGAAAATAATAATGAAGTGTCTGGATTTATGTTTCAGACAACTAGAAGTGGAAAATATAATTTAATTACAAACTATAATAAGTATAATTGCAATCAATATACAGTTACTCCTATTGAAGGAACTGTAGTTTTATTTCCAAGTAATATGAGGCATTCTACTATGCAAATGGTTGAAAGAAATGGAAAAAGAATTTCCATTTGTGGAGACATCACTCTTACTCTTCGTGATGATATTGTTAAGTGCGAATATAGTAGAGTAGATCCTTCATTGTGGCGTAAGTTTTAATCAATAAATATTTAAATCAATCTAAATTATTATGCCGGTTTCCACTTCTCTTGTAAATTCTGTTGGAATTTTAACTGCTTTTAATCAAACTGCAGAAAATTCAGTATCAAATTCTATTTCTTCTTTGTCTCCAGTAACAACATCGACAACAGCTGGAAATCTTAGTAATGGATTGGATTATTCTATATCACAAAAAGAAAAAGAAATTGATTTTTTCTTGGATAGTATTATTATTTTAGATGGAAAAAAAATTTATATTGATAATGCAATTAGAAGAATGGATAATTCCATTTTAGATGACACTGAAACTGTAAACAATAAATTGAGAGATTTGCAAACTGCATATCAAAATAGAATAAATGCTGGTGTAACAACTGATTTATTTTGGAGAGTGACTCAAGACTCCACATCTTATAGTAGATTTCTTTTTTATTCAACTAGAACTGTTACTTTAACATGTGTTAAATCTTCTCCAAATGGATATCCTGCAATTTCAGTAAGTGGAGTTACTTCACATGACGAAAATCAAAGTTACTATAATCGTTATTATGGAATTCCTCTTCCTCCAATTGATGATGGAAGAACTCTTCAATATGTCACTCCTTCTGGAATAGGAAGAATTTCAATAAGTGCTGTACCTCCATTGGGATTGCAATATGATAATTTGTATGGAATTAAATATTATGATCAACCATATGCCGTAGATATTTTAGATACTTATGTTGCAAGTTTTCCTGGATCAATTGGTGCTGGATCTACTGTATTGACAATTCGACAAATAGTTGATAGTGGAGTTACTCAAAAAATCAAAGTTCATCAGAATATTATTTGCAATAAAACTTCTGTTTTTGCTGATGGAAATGAGATTGTAGGAATTGGAACATCAATTATCAACATTGATCCTGCAACACAAAAAACACCTGCAACAGCAACAGCATCAATTTCTGGTGTTGGAACCGTAAATGCAATCACGGTTTCAAATCCTGGATTGGGATATAGTTCGGCACTTCCTCCAACGGTAACAATTCAACCAGCATCAGGAACTGTAGCAATTGGAACCGCTGTTGTTTCAGCAGCAGGAACAATCTCTTCAATTCAATTATCTAATCCAGGAGTAGGATATACAGTTGCTCCAATTATTACTATTGCTGCTCCTTATAGATCAGCAGCATCTGGATATGGATTAACTGGAACTTCTGGAATTATTACAAGTGTTGTAATTTCAAATGGAGGATTTCTTTATAGTAGTCCTCCAACAGTCACGTTCTCAAATCCACCTTCAATTGGTGTTGGAATTGGAACAACTGCCACAGGAACAGCAAACATCACCGCAGGAATTGTAACATCAGTTACAATTACAAATGTTGGATTTGGATATATAACTTCTCCCACTGTTTCATTTTCATCACCAGGATTTACAACTGCAACTGCTAGTGCTTCTGTATCATTAGGTTCTATTACATCCATTAGTATTACAAATCCTGGAGTTGGTTATAGTCGTTCTTATATTCCTTCAGTTTCATTTAGTTCTCCATCATTTATTGGTGCCTCTGCAACAGCAACTGTGTCTATAGCTGGAACAATTTCTTCAATTAATATTACAAATCCTGGAACAGGATATACGTTTACTCCTTCAGTTTCGATTCAACTTCCATATAATGATTTGGTTCCTGTTCTTTATTTAAAAACTCCAGCAATTGATTCCGCTTCCTATCCAGAAAGCAATGGAAGTTTTGTAACTTTTACTGTCTTAACTGATTCTGCAGATATTACATCAATTGCATCCACAACAATTGCTATTCCATTTGGATCCAATCCATATTCTGCAGAAAATATTGGAATTATGAAGAGAAATCAAGTTGGAATTGGAGTTTCTTTAAAATATGATAACTCTGGTGAAGTTGATTCTGTTCAAACATGGCGTCCAGAGTTAGCTTGTGATGAATTTGTAGTTGGTGGTTCCGTTGTTTATCCAGCAATTAGAGAACCTGTTGTTGGTTCTGGTAAAATTTATTATAATGAAGGATTTACTTATAAACCAAGATATCCTACAAATGGTTCTTGGAGAGATGCTGTAGAAGGAGATGTTCTTACTCTTACACTTACTCTTACAGATCCTTCAGAATTACAAAATTATGTTACTTCTTGTCTATCTGATACTGGTGGATATGGAACAGCAATTACTTCTGCACAAAACATTGTTAATACTGCAAAATCAGATATTCAAGCTGGTATATCTACTTTAAATAAAAAAATCTCAGTTTCAACGATATTCAGAAAACAAAGAAATGAATTAAATATTCAAATTTGGGGTAAGAGACAATTGATTGGGCATATGTTAAATGAAATTTCAGAATATCAGAACACTCAAACTTATTTAAATGATCCTCTTATAGTTGGAATTATAACATAGTGTCCTTCCTTAATTGATAAATATTACAGAAGAAAAAATCCTCACATAATATCCAGATGGCCTTAACCAGATTAGAGAATTTCATCAAAAACGTTGAAGGCAATATTTTATATGTAAATCCTAACGATTTAGATGCATCTGATTCTATTTTGAATCAGGGTAACTCTTTGACTAGGCCATTTAAATCAATTCAAAGAGCATTAATTGAAGCATCAAGATTCTCATATCTGACTGGAAGTAATAACGATAAATTTGATAAGACTACAATTATTGTTTATCCTGGTGAATATACAATTGATAACAGACCTGGATATACTGCATATAATAACTCTGGATCTGCGGTATATAAGGATATTAATGGAAACACTATATCTTCATATCTTACAACAGGATTAACTCAATCTTCAAACTTTGATCTTTCTGATCCAAATAATATTCTTTATACTTTTAATAGTTCTTCTGGTGGTGTAATTATTCCAAGAGGAACTTCAATTGTTGGTATGGATCTTCGTAAAACAAAGGTAAGACCTTTGTTTGTTCCTGATCCTACAAATAGTTCTATTTCAAGTTCTGCAATCTTTAAAATCACTGGTGCTTGTTATTTTTCTCAGTTTACATTGTTTGATGCAAATCCTCAAGGATTTTGTTATAAAGATTATACAACAACTAAATCTACTCCTTTATTCTCTCACCATAAACTTACTTCATTTGAATATGCTGATGGTATCAACAAAATAGGAACTACAGATCTCACAGATCTGCAGATGTATTATTATAAAGTTGCACAGGCATTTGGTTCAGATTCTGGTAGATCAATTGGAGATTTCCCATCTACCACTGATTTTGAACCTAAAATTGATGAATATCGTATTGTTGCTGAAGTATCTTCAACCGATCTTGGTATTTCCTCTATTCGTTCTGGAAATGGAGTAACTGGAACATCTACAATTACCGTTACTACAAATAGTACTCATAATCTACAAGTTGATAGTCCAATTCGAATCACTGGCATTTCTCAGGATGCATCCATTTATAATGGATCTTTTGTAGTTTCTGGAATTACCTCTACAAATCAATTCCAATATACTGCAAGTTCAATTCCAACAACTTTAATTCCAACAACTGGATCATCCAAAGTGATGATCGAAGCTGATAGCGTTAGTTCTTCATCTCCATATATTCTCAATTGTACATTGAGATCAGTATATGGAATGAGTGGTATGCACGCTGATGGAAACAAAGCAACTGGATTCAAGTCAATGCTTGTTGCCCAGTTTACTGGTGTTTCTCTGCAAAAAGATGATAATGCTTTCTTAAAGTATGATAGTGGATCATATAAAACTCAAACACAATTAGGATCATCTGTTTCTTTACATACTGATAGTGATTCTGTATATAATCCTGATTATGCAAATTTCCATATTAAATCCTCTAACGGTGCAATTATTCAGGCAGTTTCTGTTTTTGCTATTGGATTTGCAGAACAATATGTAACTCAAACTGGTGGAGATCAATCTGTTACAAATTCCAACTCAAACTTTGGTTCTCTTGCATTAAAAGCTGGAGGATTTAGAGTTGAATCTTTTGATAAAGATGATGCAGGATATATCACTCATATTGTCCCACCAAAAGAAAATTTATCTGATGAAACGAATGTTCCTTGGTTGAGTTTAGATTCATCTTCAATTATTAATGCTGGAGTTGGATACACTGATAAACTTTATTTGGATGGGTTTACTGATTCTGATACTTTACCACCACACAATGTAGATTCATATAAAATTGGTGCTAGACAAAATGATATTGTTTATATTAACATAAACAATAGTGGAACAGTAACAACTTATTCTGCTCCAATTATAATGCAAGGATCGACTTCTACATCTTTTGAGAAGTCTTTCAATGTTTATAGAAATGGATCTACAAATCAAATTAATTCCAATGAAACTATTGTTTTAACTGGGACTCATAATTTTACTTCTGGAGAAAAAGTTATTTTATTTGCAGAAGATGGAAATATTCCTGATGGATTATCTGCAAATACTCTTTACTATGTTGTAAGTGTTGGTTCTACATCAGTTAAACTTTCTGATAGTTATAACAATGCAACTGCTTCATCTCCAATCACTATTAACAATATTCAAACAAATGGTGGTAAATTAAGAATTGTAAGTAGAGTTTCTGATAAAAAACCAGGAGAATTTGGACATCCAATTCAATTTGATTCTACAAATAATAAATGGTATTTGCAATCAACTTCCACTAATGGAATTCGTAGTGGAATGATTTCAATTGGAGTAACTGCTATTAATTTGCAATCTCCAACAACTTATATTAAGAGAAAACAAGATAGTAGATCTTTATCTGATAGGATTTATCGTGTAAGATATGTCATTCCAAAAGAAGTTACCTCTGCAAGAATTCCTAGTGATGGTTTTATTTTACAGGAATCTAAAACTGTTTTAGAAGATACGACATCATCTTTAACAAATTCATCTCAACTTCGTAATACTAAGATTATTGCAACAGCTTCTTGGAGTGCTAATACTGCAACTGTCAGGACAGAAAAACCACATGCATTGTTAGTTGGAGATAATGTAAAAATTTCTAAAGTAACCAGTGGAATTAATACTGCAGGAACAGATAATGTTGGATACAATGGTATTTTTACTGTTGTATCTGTTCCAACTACAAAAACTTTTACTTATGCGTTAACAACTAATCCTGGAACATTTACAAATATTATTTCTACTAGAGATTCAAATCTTCCAGTAGTTTCTAGAAATAAATTTAATGATATTTTTTCAGTTTACAGAACTGAAACTATTCAAGCTTACAGTTCATTAAAAAGAGATGGTATCTATCACTTAACTCTTCTTAAAGGAAGTATTTCTCCAACTGCATCTCAATTCTCAAGTTTTAAATTTAATCAACCAGTTCGTGATTTATATCCATCTCAAGATAGAGATAACTATAATACTGATCCTGAAGCTTCAAAAACAGTTGCTCTTAACTCAAGTATTGGAATAACACTTTTAAATGATACTCGTAATAGTCCTACAAAAGAAACTGTCAATGATATTTTAAAAAATACAAATATTGCAATTGGAGTTACAAGTGTTGTATCAACTGGAACAAGTGCCACTCTTTATTCTACTTCTGCACATCGTTTAAATCCAGCAGTTTCACTTACATTAGTTTCTGGAGGAACTGGATACGCTACTACAAATAGAAACGTTTTACTTACTAATAGAACTGGTGAGGGATTATCTATTAATGTTACTTCTGTTAGCAGTGGTGCAATTAATGGTTGGGAAATTGTAGATGGTGGTAGTAACTATTCTGTTGGAACTGCGGTAACTGCTTACGGTAATGGTGGCGGTAATGCATCATTTACCATTGCAAGTATTAGAAATGATGTTGGTAAAATCGTACAAGTTACTGGAATTGCAACAACTGGATATGGTGGAGAATCTAATCCATATAATGGAGTATTTAGAATTACTTCTATTGATGGATTAAAACAATTTTCTTATGGAATTTCTACTACTGGTGGAACTTATAGTTCTGGCGGACAATTCTATATTTCCGATAATGGTATAAAAATTACATCAATTGTTTATGATTCGACTAGTGGAATTGCAACAGTTTCTACTGGTTCAACTGCACATGGTTTGTTCACTTACAATAGATTTAATATTGTTGGAACTCCACAAACTCAATATAATGGATCCTTTATTGTTGATACTAAAGTAGGACTTACTACAGTATCTGCATTTATTGGTAAAGGATTGACTTTACCATCATATAGCGGAAATTCTTATATTGCTAAAAATATTATTTCATCCTATGGACAAGTTACTGGATCCACTGATGAAAATATTGGTAATAGATTGTTCCCAATATATGCAAACCAGACAACTTATACAACAGCAACAATTGCTGCATCTGCAACTTCTGTTGGAGTTTCTACAAATGTTGAACTTAAAAAAGGCGATTATGTTCAGATTGATGAAGAAATTGTAAGAATTGCTGATGATCCAACTGGATCTTCAATTTCAATTATTAGAGGTTCATTAGGAACAATCTCTGCTTCTCATTCATCTGGTTCTGAAGTTAAGAAAATTAAAGTTCTTCCTTTAGAACTTCGTCGTCCATCCTTTATTCGTTCATCAAATCATACTTTTGAATACATGGGATTTGGCCCAGGTAACTATTCAACTGCATTACCACAAAGACAATCTAAAGTTCTTACAAAAAATGATCAGTTACTTGCACAGAAAAGATCAGAATCTGGTGGTGTAGTAGTCTACACTGGTATGAACAGTGATGGTGATTTTTATATTGGTAATAAAAGATTAAGTTCAAATACTGCACAGGAAGAAACTCTTGATGCTCCTATCTTTGAATATTATGGAGAACCAATTACAGAACAAAAACTCAGTGCCATTTTTGATGACATCAACGTTAGAGATCGTATTAAAGTTGATGGTGGTTCTGGAAATATTGTAAGAAGTGAATTTAATGGCCCAGTTCTGTTTTCAAATAAGACTACATCAACTTCAACAATTGAAGCTAAGAGTTTCTTAGTTAAGGGTAATTCTGATAATGCATCAACAATAACTGTTGGAACTCAAACTCCAACTTCTACTGGACAAGGTGGGGATCTTGTTCTTCAAGATTCTCCTTCTGGTGGATCTTTCTTAGGTTGGGTTTGGACAGATTCTTGGAAGAGATTTGCTCCAATTAGTACTACTAGAGATTCTGTTGATCTCTTTATTGATAGATTGGGAATTGGAGTTACTCAAACTCCATTAAAACTCCAAGTCAATGGAGATGCACAATTTGGAAATGTAACTTTATCTAACTTATATACTGCTGGAGTTTCAACATTTGTTGAACCAGTAAACTTCCAAAATGTATTTGTATCGACAAATCTTACAGTTACAAATAACTTATCAGTAACTTCAGGTATTACAACTCTCAAACAAACTGGAATTACTACTGCTTACATTGGAATTTCTTCTGTTGGATTCTCAACTATTACTAGTGGTTATATTGGTGTTGCAACTGTTGGATTTTCTACCATCACTTCATCATTCTTAAATAGTACTCAAATTGGTGTTGCCACTGTTGGATTCGTTACTGCAACAAATGCAATTATTGGTGTTGCAACAGTTGGATTGCAAACAGTTACAACTGATTTAAATGTTGGTAGAAACTTCCAAGTTGCTGGTGTTTCTACTTTTGTTGGTAATGTAACTTTCCAAGGTGGAACAATTAATCTTGGAGATGCAAATACGGACAATGTTGTATTTACTGCAGATGTTAATTCAAACGTAGTACCCAATACCAATAATACCTTTGATCTTGGATCATCTTCACAATCTTGGAGAAATCTATATGTTGGATTTACAAGTTCCACAAATATTTCTGCTGGTGTTATAACTGCCACAACTTTAAATGTAACAAGTTTAAATGTTGGTGTTGCAACTGTTGGATTTTCTACCATCACTTCATCATTCTTAAATAGTACTCAAATTGGTGTTGCCACTGTTGGATTCGTTACTGCAACAAATGCAATTATTGGTGTTGCAACAGTTGGATTACAAGCAGTTACGACTGATTTAAGTGTTGGTGGTAACTTCCAAGTTGCTGGTGTTTCAACCTT